AGAGAGAGCGGAGTATGTTGGTACATACTTCTCTATCGAATGGGTTCGTAAGAATATACTCAAACAAAATCAACAAGAAATGGAAATGATTGATAAGCAGATTGAAGATGAGAAAGAAAGTGGAGAAATTAATCCAGATGCTGGTACAGATATGGGTGGCTCTGGAGGTGGATTTGGTTCTTGGGATAACGAGAACGATTCTGACGATGGTCCTGGGGAAGAAGAAGATGTCCCCGATGAAGAACCGGAAGATGAAGAAAGATAATATTTATAAATATTAGTAAATAAATAAAGGAGATTTATAATGGCAACAACAAAAGATTTAATTGGTTCAGTTGCAAAAGGTGATCTTAATACAGCTAATGATGTTTTCGCAGATGTTATGGCTGCAAAGACTGACGATGCTTGGGCAGCAGCAAAAAACGATGTGGCCCGTACAGCATTTGATACTCCGGTAGAGGAACCTGAAGCTGAAGAAACTATCTCAGTAGAGGAACCTGAAACAGAGGAAGAATAATGAAACTTATATCCGAACACGTTGATAGTATCGAGTATTTGGTAGAAGATACCAAAGAAGGTGCAAAGAACTATCGTATCAAAGGTGTGTTCATGCAGGCAGAGATGAAAAACCGTAACGGTCGCATGTATCCTATGTCTGTATTAGAGAAAGAGGTTGGTCGATATAACAAAGAGTATGTTAACCAGAACCGAGCCTTTGGTGAGTTGGGACATCCTGATGGTCCAACAGTAAACCTCGAAAGGGTATCACATATGATTACCGATTTGCATCCCGATGGTAAGAACTTTATCGGTGAAGCAAAGATAATGGATACACCTTACGGAAAAATTGTAAAGAATCTTATTGATGAGGGTGCCAAACTTGGCGTTTCGTCAAGAGGTATGGGTTCACTAGAACCTCGCCGAGATATGCAGATAGTCAAAGATGATTTTTATCTGGCGACTGCGGCCGACATCGTAGCAGACCCTTCTGCTCCTAATGCTTTCGTGGAAGGCATCATGGAAGGCAAGGAGTGGGTTTGGGACAACGGCATTATTAAAGAAATGGATATTGACGCATATAAAAGACAATTGAAGGTGAAATACGCAAAACGATCCGCTCAGGTTGAGAAACGAGTGGAGGTGTTTGAAGATTTCATGTCAAAAATCTGAATATGATAAATAACTAATATATCGAAAAACACATAGGGAGTTATTCAACAATGACAGATATCAATACCGAGCTAGAGCAGATTGCCAACGAAGAATTCGTTGACGATACGCAACTAGACGAAGCGATGCATGCCGATGCCCCCAAGAAAGGTGCTACACCAGCTGAGAAAGGCGATAAGATGGACGGTGAAGTACAAGACATGGGTTCGGATGTTGTGTCTCCCGATGCCAAAAGTGATTCAGGCAAAGAAGCTTCTAAGAAATCTAAGAAAGCATCTGCCCCTAATACTTCAGCCTCCGATGCATCCGCAAAAATGGAAGCAGTAAAGGAAGAGGAAGAGGAAGAGGAAGAGGAAGATGATGACAAGGAAAAAAAGAAAGCTAAAAAGAAGGATCATGACGAGGCAGAGGAAGAGTCGATTGATGAGCGTGTCGCTGCTATGGATCTTTCTGATGATGTTTCAGCTCTAACCGAAACAGACGGTCTAGAGGAAGAGTTTAAGAAGAAGGCTGCTACAATTTTTGAAGCTGCTATTCGGATGAAACTCAAAGAAGAAATGACTCATCTTGAAGAAAAGTACGAAGCCAAACTCGCAACTCAAATCGAAGAAGCACAAGAAGAAATGGCTGAGAAAGTCGATGACTATCTTAACTATGTCGTAGAAGAATGGATGAAGAAGAACGAAATTGCTATGGAGCACAAGCTCAAAGCAGAAATCGCAGAAGGCTTCATGTCTGGACTCAAAGTTCTATTTGAACAACACAATATCTCCGTTCCTGAGGAACAGTTTGATATGCTTGACGCAGCATCCGAGAAGGTTGCAAAGCTCGAGGATAGACTAAACGAAACTCTAGAGCAGAATATTGCATTGACCAAAACGAATGCTGAGCTCCAAAGGACTGACATTCTACTAGACGTTGCTTCTGATCTAGCTGATACAGAAGTAGAAAAGTTTGCTGGCCTAACAGAAAATATCGTATACACGAGCGAAGAAGATTTTCGTGAGAAAGTCGAAACAATCAAGGAAGGATATTTTCCAAAAGCAAAAGCAATAACACCAAGTGATGATACTGCAGCACCAGTAGAGGGAACAGAAGAAGTTGATGTGACCGAAACGATGGGCGCTTATATGTCTGCAATCTCACGAACTCACCTCCGTGAGAAAGCGGAAGCTTAAAAGTTTTACAACAAAAAAGGGAGAAAACTAAAATGTTTCAAACGGAACAACTACAGGAGAAGTGGCAGCCAGTATTGGGTCACCCTGATCTTCCCGAGATTAAGGACCCTTATCGTCGGGCAGTCACTACTGTAATCCTGGAAAACCAAGAGCGTGCAATGCGAGAGGACTCTGAGTTCCTTCGTGAAGCCGCTCCAACCAACGCAACTGGCTCAGGCGTCAGCAATTGGGATCCAATCCTAATTTCGCTCGTTCGTCGTGCCATGCCTTCACTAATTGCTTATGATATCTGCGGCGTTCAGCCAATGACTGGACCTACAGGTCTTATCTTCGCAATGAAGGCACGTTACACATCACAGGCCGGTACAGAAGCCCTGTTCAATGAAGCCGATACCAAATTCTCTGGTACAGGTACTCATACAGGTTCTGACGTACTCAAGGCTTTGAGTGCTGCTAACTTCTCAACAGGCACAGGCATGGCCACAGCTACTGCTGAAGCCCTAGGCGACAGTGCTGCTAATGCTTTTGCCGAAATGGCATTCAGCATTGATAAGGCCACGGTAACTGCAAAGTCACGTGCTCTTAAAGCTGAATACACAATGGAACTTGCTCAGGATCTTAAAGCCATTCATGGTCTAGATGCTGAGACAGAGCTTGCTAACATTCTAAGCTCCGAGATCCTAGCTGAAATCAACCGTGAAGTAGTCCGTACTATCTATCGTAACTCCAAGCAGGGTGCCGCTCGCGACACAACTGCCGCTGGTATCTTCGATCTTAATACAGACTCCAACGGTCGCTGGTCAGTTGAAAAATTCAAAGGCCTCATGTTCTCTATCGAACGTGATGCTAACGTAATTGCTCGTGACACACGGCGTGGCAAAGGTAACATCATCCTTTGTTCTGCTGACGTTGCTTCTGCTCTTACAATGGCAGGTCTCTTGGACTACACATCTGGTCTATCTGACAACCTCAATGTTGACTCAACAGGCAACACATTCGCTGGTACATTGAATGGCCGCTTCAAAGTCTACGTTGATCCTTACATGAACATGGGTGTTCCTTATTCAGGTTCAGGTGCTTCTACAAACCAATACTATGTTGTTGGTTACAAAGGCACAAGCCCATATGATGCAGGCCTCTTCTACTGCCCATACGTACCTCTACAGATGGTCCGTGCAGTCGGCGAGAACAGCTTCCAGCCAAAGATCGGCTTCAAGACACGTTATGGTCTACAGGTCAATCCTTTTGCTGAGAGTTCAGCTGCAACATCTGGTTCCGGCACAGTTGACGCCAACGTCTACTACCGTCGTGTCCAGATTGCAAACCTCATGTAAGAGAGTTGCTACTAAAAATAAGAATGAAGGCAACTTTATTCCAGACCCCACTTCGGTGGGGTCTTTTTTTATCTACAACATTTGATAAATAGTAATGATTAAAGAGAAGGTATTGTACAACAGGAGTTAGGCCTTCCGCTTCGAACTTTATGAGGAAAATAAAATGGCAGCAATCTCTACAAGAAAATTGATGGATACTGATTGGCGTACTCAGCACATTTGCGTGTTGGATGCTACAGCCAATTCAGATGTTTTAATTATTGATAACTCATCCTTATCTGGATGGGTTGCAGGTTCTAAACTAGCAATCTCAAAACTATATTGGACTACTGATAGTCCAAGTGCAGGTTTCAAACTAATCTTTAAAGGTACTGGTGGAACAGACACGATATTCATGTTTACTGGTAATGGTACTTATGGATTTACTGGCGGGCAGCCAGGACTAATCTGTGACCATACAAGTACAACAGCAGTAACTTGTGATTTACACATAACGAATGCTACTGCTAATGGTTCAATTTTTATTGAATGTACTAAGATGGCTCTTGACGGAACTGGCTGGTCTGGATAATGGCAGCAACTGATCTAAGGGTCGGAGAATACGGAGGTAGTACCAGTACGGTTGATACTGGTACTACTGATGCTCTTGCTCGTCAGCCATCTGTGTTTGACTATTCGCAGTCAAACCAATTTAAGATTTTTCTACCCATC